TTACTCCACTATTTCATCCACCCTCAACCCGCTCTTCAACTCAAAAACAAAATGCGCTGGCGTGAGAATTTCTATCTTCTCAACCAACGCATTAAATATTTCTTCATCAAATTCTTCAAGCAGTGACTCCCTACTGTTTATCGTCTGTATGATTTCATTAAACCTTAGCTTCATCCCATCCTTCAAGTCGTTTACCTTATCATGCTCTAACCTTTTCTTTCGTACTTCCCCCAGTTCTTCAGATATGCTTTTGTACTCCTCATTATAGACCTCAGAATCGGCGTTATTATTCACCTGAAACCGGATGAGTTTCTTAAGTGCATTTTTCAATTCTTCAATCCGTTTATCCAAAGCTTCAGTCTCTTTGATATCTGGTTTTTGCAAAATAATCATTTCGATATTCTCAGTCAGCGTTTTTATAAAGCTTTGCTTGTTTTCATAGATTCCGTTGAACAACTTCACAAATGCATCCATCAAAACACTCTCATCGACGGCCTTGGCTCCACAAGCATCCTTGCCATCCATTATGTAGGTTTTGCACTGCCATACAACTTTCTTTGATGCATTCGTGCTGTTCCAATGCCTTCTTTTGAAGATATTCCCACAGTCACCGCAAAACACTTTAGCGCTGAAAGGATATTTGCTACTATATTTATGCCTGTCACCCACCAGATTTCCCTTTAGTAACGCTCTTCGTTCCTTCTCATCCTGAACCTTTTCAAATATCTCTTTTGATATGATCGGCAGGTGGTTTTCATCGATCATATACTTCTGTGACTGGCCTTTATTCGCCGTGCGTTTATGTGTGAGAAAATTAACAGTTATAGTTTTTTGCAGAAGAGCGGCTCCATAATACTTCTCATTTTTCAACATTCCGCTTATGGTTGAGTCCCACCATTTCTCGTTTCCAGTAACAGTTTTTATTTTATCCTTCGTTAACCCTTTAGCAATTGCATTATAACTTTTCCCTTCAAGGTATTCCCTGAATACCCTGCGCACCAGTTCTGCTTGTACTTCATTTATAATAAGTTCACCATCTTCATTTTTATCATAGCCGAGAAACCTTGTGGTATTAACTAGCACTCTGCCGCTTTCAAACTGTCTTAGAATTCCCCATTTTGTAACATCTGATTGGTTTCTACTACTATCTTGTGCCATCCCGCTAAGAATTGTAAGCAAGAGTTCACCGCCAGCACCCAGTGTGTTAATATTTTCCGTTTCAAAATAAACGGCGATTCCTTTGTCTTTTAGCTTTCTTACAAAGTGGAGGCAGTCCTCGGTATTTCGAGCAAATCTTGATATTGATTTTGTAATAATCATATCTATTTTGCCAGCCATACACTCATTAATCATTCTTAGAAATTCAGTTCTCTTTGTTGTAGTAGTTCCTGAAATCCCGTCATCTGCATAAATATCAACCAGTTCCCAATCAGATCTTCTAGCAATGGTATCAGTAAAGTGCTTTACCTGTGATTCAAAACTTGATTCCTGTTCTTTCAAATCGGTGCTGACTCTGCAATAAGCGGCTATCCTTTTCTTAGAATTTTCAGGTATACCTTTAATCACTTCTAGTGGTTTTATTGGAATTACAGTGACAACCTTCTTTGCCGTAGCATTAGCCATACAGCCCTTCCTCTCTTACTATATATTCCTTTTATGGTGACATGATACAATTGCGTGGGCAACTAATCAAGTCAAAAAAGACTTTCTATTCTCATTATCTATAGCCGTAAATTCCAGCTCTGTGATCAGGTTTTCTCGCTTGAGCATCATCAATATATGTAAACTCATCTGATAATTAATTTTAGCCTCGTTAATCATTTGATTCCTCCCCATAAAAAATAAGGACCTACCGTTTGGCAAGCCCCATTAGAATTTCTATTATATTAAACTTTTTAGTTGTACTATGAATTCTTTAAATACCGTGGCGTCATCCGACAGCGTTGCTGTTAGCACCATATAGCGATTGACATATGTGCTACTACTATTGCCTTTAATGGTAACGCTATTTGCTGTACTTGCTGTAATGGTGGCATAAGCAGGCGAAGTGCTACCATCTTGATTCGTAATCGTCCAAATTGCCTGCTTATCGAAAACCTCTATACCGTTATCATAAAACTGTGCAACATAACTCTTGCTCATCCCTATTTTAATTGTTGTACTTCCTGTAATGCCAATGGTGTATACATGTGTGAAAACTTCAACCACGGTAATATCGATTGTACTCTGAATCGTATTCTCATAGGTCATCTGACACGTAACAGTAGCTGTTCCACTATTTATTCCCATGAGTTTGCCGGTATTGTCAGCTGCTAACACACTTGAATCTGACGACATATATGTCAACGCCGGAAGCGGATTCATTACAATTCCGTTATCTGTAACATTTATATTCAACTGGGCTATATCATTTAACGATACATTCATTGAAGTACCGTTTCCAATGCTTAAAACATATGTATGAGTCAGTTCATACTGCCAGCGGTTAGCTATTCCACTATTTACGTCATCACTGGCTTCTATTAATCCCATGTCACAGGTTAGTATAATCAAACCAAGGGTTGCTTTATCAATTCCATTAACCTGCCATGCCCTGGCTGTATTGAGGAACCGACTGGTGATTGCTATATCTCGTGAATCAGCATTGTCCTGTAAGCTGACTTTTATAGTTCCTGATGCAAGACTCATATATTTGTTGGTATCAATATCCATGACTTTGGTCTCTATTAAGGCATCAAACCACTTTACGTTACCAGCGAAATTGAAAGCTATACTATAATTACATTGCTTCATCCTACCGCAGAAGGAATTTTGGTTATTATCTATCTGACTAGTAATTATGTATTTCCGGCCCTCGTATTCAACGATGTCTCCAGTCTTTATTTCAACTTTGCAGTGGATAATTTTATCGTTATCCCTATTTATTTTTTCGTTTGCATCGAGTACCACTGCCTTGTAACCGATATTATTAAGCAGTACGTCCTCTCCCTTTTCAAACAAGAAAAAGTCGATCATTTCATCAATTGTTTTTTTCATTACACCACCTGCCTTTTACACTCATAAAGGAAAATCTCCATGTGGTCACTCCATCCCTTGATGTCCAGAACCTTATAATAAACAGTATCAATCCTACAATACAGTTCTTCACTAATTTCTGTATCTGCATCACGAAACACTCGTTTTGATAGTTCCAGGGACAAACCATAATCAAAGTCTACCGACCCTGAATACGGCTGAACATCTGCATCAATAGTTTTAATAGGTACGTCTTCTGGACTTTGTAAAATTCTGATCTTGGTATCATAGAACACGCTTAACACCCGACCTTGATCTTGGGAAGCGGCAACGCTGATTTAATGAATTCAGGAATACCTCCTCCTTCAAACGTCACGCTTCGGTCTCCCTGTATCTGTTGCTTATACCCCAAGCTATCTCTATTTTTATAGAAGTAAACTGCCAAATCTGCGATGGTGTCATCATGCTCTGGCAGTAATTCTGTCACGTTGCAGTAAGCAAGCGCAGACTTTAAGGCTTGATTGATAAAATGATTTAGAATTCCATCCTTAGATATATCGCTTACTCCAATTTCAAGCAGCATCTTCACGATTTCCAGCATAGCTATTCCTCCGTTTCTGTTTCTGCTTTGTGTTCTTAATCCCAGAGAATCAAGACTTTGATCAGATTTTCTTTTTTCAGACCAATACCATTAAAGCCAAGTTCTCTGGCAAACTCAGTCAGTTCTTTATAAGCCATTGAATCATAAATACTAGGCTCTCTTTTATCTTCTACTACGGTGTATCCATTTTCCTGAAACCAAGAAATAAGGTGAAGAAGATTACTCTCCCCCACCCCATTTACAAAGTTTACGCCAGCGGATATACCGTTATATTGTTTATTATTGCTGTATATCTTCGCCATTGTTTTACCTCCATTAGATTACTTTAATATTTCTCATGACTCCAGAACTCTTCGTCGCCTTCAGAGCAACAGCAGCAACCATCTCGACTTCTCCATTCTTGACTGCTCCCGATGTTGCAAAGTCAGGCAACCAAATCTTAACTAAATCTTGATTGGCTAGAGATACCGCATGGAAACCATCCAGTGCTAACCTGGCAGCATAAAGATCTGTCAAACCCGTGACTGTATCTGTACCGTTTGGTTTTCTGATATCCACTATTGAAATGACAGGATCATTGCTTCCCGCCTTCGCACCAAGATCAACAAGAACAATTCCATCATATGCATCAACTTTCTTACCAAAAGCATCTTCACTTTGGGTGAGATATCCTGCCCTTCGAGCGACAGCTTTAATTTTTGTAATAAGCTTAGAATTCCCCCCAAGAAATGTTGGAGTGCCATCAAGGTTGGACAGAAATTCATCCAGCAAATCGAGGAATTGCTTATAGTTGGTATCCACATTCGCAGATGTAGAAAGGTCAATATAGGCTCCAGAATTAAATTCTGTGCTTGAACCCGTAATGGCCTTATTCAAACCGTCAAAGGAATTAGAATCCACTGCAGAATCGCCATTGATAATAGTGTCGTGGAATAATGCCCTTGCTGCCTTTACCTTTTGCTGTACTTGTAGGTTTACTTCATCTACGAGTCCTCCTGTATTAGCTATAATTCTGTCGATTTGAAATGAGCCTCCGAACGGTTTAAGTTCAACTGTATATCTATCCTTGGTGACTTCTTGTGGCGTATATTCGCTGTTAATTGTTCTGAATGCGGCAGTCGGCTGAGTGATCAATCTTGTGTAACCATAAGTAAGAGTGGCTCCATTTGTTCCAGGGCTAACAGCATCATCAAATGTAATATTGTCCAATATGAATGAGCTCTTTCTGAATTCATCGATGACCCCCGCTTGAATAGCATCCTGTGTGTTTAGTTTTGCTTGTGCTAATAATCCCCTTTCAATTTTAACCTTTATTTTTGTCGGTATAATAGTTCTTTAGAGCGTCATTTAAATTTTGTGGTTGGGTGTTTTGACCGCCATTATTCGGTGGAGTATAGCCATTACTTTTAAGTCTTTCTTCCACAGCCGATTGAACTGAAGTCCCAAATATCGCTTCAAACCTGCCGATATTAGCGACAGTGGCTTCTTCGTTATCTGAAATGAACAAATCAACGATCTTGTTTATTGGAAGCTTTTTATCGGCAGCAATTGTAAGAGCTTTATTCTTAAGAACTTCCCTCTGTTTCTCAAGCTCCATCGTTTCTATTTTGGCATTGAGTTCCCTGAGTTGTTTCTTCTCCTCTGTTTCCTCTGGATATAATTCATGAATCTTCTTATCAATTTCCTTTTGGAGGTTGTTGGCTTTCCAAGTATCCAGACCTTTGTTGAGATGCTTGTCTCGTTCGCTGTCCAGCCATCTCTTACCATCTTCATTTTGTGTGAAGAATGTCTGCACTCCTTCAACGTTTACTAACCCCTGAAGATATGCTTTAACCTCATCACTACCTTTGTTTTCTTCCATGTACTGTTTCGCTTCTTCCAATGTCATAAATATATTCCCCTTTCAATTTGCCCTTCTGACTCATAGAACCAGAAACGCATTAAATTTAAGCAGTTTAACGTCATACCCAGGACAACTAATTATCTTCTTTGATACTTGGGACAAAGAACTTCCAAGCATCTATAGGATTGTTTGCACTCCTGACTGCATCTTGCACACCTTTTGTGATACTCAATTTCTCCTTTAGCATTAATCCAAAAGCCTAGATCCTCCTTCTCAACTTTGCTTAACCTTGCCACATCATTTCCACCTTCTCTCACCCTTAAAACGGGCAAATTAATTTATAATAAAAAAGCCACAAACCGCCTTGTATCAAGGGGTTCGTGGCTTTTCACATCAAACGTTATGTGGCATATATCACCCAATTTAGGTACTAAAAAAGAGCAGTGGTATATTCCACCCTACTCAACAATTCTGAAGGCTTACAACGTATATTTAGACAATAACTTCATTAGAACCCGGCATAGAATTATTTGTTGTATCAGTATTGATGCGCTCTGCCTTATACTTATCAATCTCAATTTTAGGTGATTCCACAAATGGTAATAACGAAAGCAAGGTTTCCTGCGAGCATATATCTTTTATTTTTCGGTGGCGGTATAAACATCAAGGTATTTCTTATCATCAAATTTCTTAATGAAAGTATGTAAAGCCAGCACAACGTTTCTCTCGGCAGATCCATCCTCCAGCACATAAGCATTCAGAGGGGTGAGTATTGTTGCTGAAAACTCCCCTTCAGTATTCACATAGTTGAGTTCATAGGCTTCCCCATAGATTTCTGATTGCTTCCGCAAATTGATATTATGTTCTTTATCCCAATGGCTCGTGTTTTTATCAATAGCAGCTGTGATTGTTAATTGATCTGACTTGGAAATATAATTGACAGGTTTGCCTAGAATATATCCTGTTTCATTATCTACGAACTTTCTTGGAAAGTTGAACACCAATCTCATGTTGCTCCGACTGTCCTGCATTTGGTAGCTTTTGAGGATTGAGTGGTTGCCTTCGTAGTAGTCCTTGTATTTCTGCTTTGCCAGAGCGTTCTTGTTAAGTTCATTTAAGCATTCCATTATTAAGTTTTCGTTTGTGTTCAATTAGATTAGCTCCCTTCTAAAAATGGGCATGAAAAAAGCCCATACCGTCTGGTACAGGCGTGATAAGTATGTATGGTATATACTTATCGCGAAATTAAAATAATGTTAATTATACTCTAAAGTTTATAGGGCACATTACATATGCATACAGTTAACTGTATTGTGAGACAATATACAAAAAGTATGTGGAGGCAGATTATTATGGCACAATTATTATCATGGATACTACTTATAGCACCTTGGTTTTTACTAATACCTTTAGACTCAAAGCGATTAAGTCGCTTTTTATCAGTTGCATTTTTCACTGTATTGATAGATACAATTCACTTTCAGATGGCTCAAGTATGGAACTGGTGGACTGTAACGAATAATGTATTTTTCCTTACAAATGTTTCATCATTTACATATGGACTTCTTCCAGTTACAACCATACTTGTATTTTACTTTACTTATCGAAAGTTTTGGTTATTCTTTGGAGCAAATTTAGTTATGGATGCTATACAGGCGTTTATCATAAGTCCCTTTGTTTTTGAAAGAGTTGGACTTTACAAGATGAATAATATGAGTAATTTCGGTCTTTTTCTATTAGTATATAGTATTGTTCCTATCATTTATATTTATCAAAGATGGTATGATAAGGCATAAGAAAAACAAGTAACTTTTTACAATTATCTTGTTTCGTATTATATTATTAACGTGAAATAGGACAAGACAAGACAAGACAAGACAAATCAAAACAACAAGTTCCTATCATAAAACCTAATGCTCTTTACCCCCTGAACCAACTGGACTGCTCCATACAAGCTATCAGGGGCATCATCATGTTTTGCGCCTTTGTTGTAATCCTTCACTTGGTTATTATACCTTATATTGTCAGAGCGGAATAGAATATGTCCCTTCTTTACTTCTGGTTCAAGAGATATAATTCTCTCATGTTTCTGCCCCCTACTTATTACTTCATCGACAGGAGTAGATATCTTATTCTTCCAGAGTTCCTCTTCAAACTTCTGCTTGATATAGCTCTGCGCTGCTGTAGTTTCGAAGCCGATCTTCTCCACAGGATATTGCTGCAATTTTTCGATGGCTACCTGAAACAGATCATCGGGAAGCAGTTTGTATATGCTGCCATCAACAACATACTTCTGTTTAGTTTTTCTATGGAGTCCGAGAATTGTAATTGCAGAAAAGTCATTTCTTTTACCAGCTTTAATTGCAGGATCGATATACATCACTAGTTCCATTTCTTCAAATCCAGGGAGCCTGTCCCAATATTGAATATCTCGAAATATGTAGTCATCGGTACTGCGTGAATCGTTCTGCATTTCCTTATAGAAGGATTTGTCTCCCATAGCTTGTTTTTTGCACATGAGGTAATAGTAATCAAGATACTCTGACCACAATATTTCTGTTCCTTCCAGCATTTCGTCTTGATGATCATAAAAAAAAGACTTGGCAGTATCAATCCTGCTCAAGTCCTGAAGGTTATTATATTGTGCTTCCCAGTCTGCCCATAAATCCTCTCGCTCTGCAAAGCTTATGACTGCCGCTTTCTTTATGCTTCTGACCCCAGGGATTTTTCCTTTCAACAGATCGGTCATTAAATCTTCCTCATGTAAACAAGTACCGACGACAAGAATATTTGTATCTCTCGTCCCGATTGGAATCACAACATCTGTAAACGTATTTTTAACCTGCTCACGTTTTGTTTCAGATTTTGCAGTGTCATCTTTAAGAAGATCATCCAATAGAACAAGCTGTGGTCTGAATTGCTTGAAGTGGATGCCTCTTAGTGAACCATCAATACCACGAATCATTATACATGCATCAATGCCACCCTTGCCCCTTACCCATATTTCATTATTGTTCCAGCGATTTCCTTTTTGAATACCGAAGTCTTCCATTAGCAACTCATTGGTTTCAAGCTCATCCTTGATCATATCTAGGAAGGGTAGAGCAATCTGCTCTGTTGCTGATATTATCAAAGTAAACTGAGATTTGTTGTAGAGCGTTGAATACAGGGGAAATAAAAAAGAGTTAATCGTGCTTTTGCCATGTTCCCGTGGTAATCCAAAAGCTTCAATTAACCCTTTGTTGTCCAGCATGTATTTTAGCTCCTCGAATAGCTCTAAGTGAAACTCCCCAAATTTACGATCAAAGTATTTTGGAAAGTAGCATAAACTGAAGAATTCTAAGTCCATCTCGCCAAGTAACTTTCGTAGCTCTGAAAATGAAAACTCCCCGACAAGTTCTTCTATCTTGTTCGGGGAGAAGTATTTATTCAGATATTGCTTGAGCAGTAGGTTTTGGCGTTCATGGTCATGTGGTATTTGTGTTTGTTGCAAATGATCACCTCTCTATTCATTGTGGAGTTTTGTATCTAGTGGTAAAATTACCCTAGATTAAAATATTAGGAGTTGCAAGATAATGCAAAATTTCTGGAATAACTTTATTTGTTTTATAAATTCAAACAGTGCTTTATGGAATTTTCTTGTTACAACTGCAACAATTTTTTACGTAGTTCTTACTTACAAACTACTGAAAGAAACCAAAAAGGCAAGGCTTGATTCTAATCAGCCTTATGTTATTGTCGACTTTATTAATAAAGGTTCTTTTGTATATATGACTGTTAAAAACTTCGGAAATGATTCTGCTTTTGATATTAAAATAGATGTACTGCCTAAAATTAATACGACACTAAGCGTAATACCATTCCTTGCGCCTGAAAAACAGATAACTCAGAATTTACTTATGCCATTTTCAAATGAAACTGACACAAATATTGATATTAAAGTAAACTACAAAAATTCAACAAGTAAAGATATCTCGCATTCATATAGCCTTCAATTATATACCAAAAGAGGTGGTAATTGGATTATGCAAGAATCCGAAATTTCTGACTCTATTGATACCCTTACGAAAACAACAAATACTCTTGGAGCCAATATACTAACATTATCTAAAAGTATTGCGGCAATTAAAAAATGATTATATTTCACACATTGATTTTAATTTGGAATTGATACAATCTAATATGTTACGAATATATTCTTTACTGTATATAGATTCGGAATAAAAATCTATACTCACTTTAATGTAATCCTTGTTGGTTAGTGGCACCTCAAGAACAATGTTATTTATTTTTAGATTGTCCATTTATGGAATCACCTCATTTCATAAATATAAATTTTTGTACAAATTTATTAAAAAAATCTCCACGCCACCTACTGCAGGGCCAATTTAAACAAATAGAAGCACCCCTCCCATTGGAAAAGGTGCATAAAAATAGAGTGGCTTCTTACCACTCCAAGGCTTCCAGAGCCTCTACCTTATCCTGTTCAGTTGTGACGGTGTATAAATTTGTTGTCAGTATGCTTTCGTGACCGAGTATTTCCTGAATGGTCGTTATTGCTGTTCCTTCCTTGACTAACCTATAACCTAGAGAATGTCTGAGCCGGTGTGGAGTTACATCTACTGCTACTCTTTGCCCATACTTTTCAAGGATTAAGTTGATTGCGTTCCGTTTAAATGCTCCTCGCTGTCCTATTAATAGGAAGTCACTATCATTTTCAGGTCTAGCATCCGCATAATCTTGGATTGCTTTGCGAACATCCTTATTGAGTGGCAGCGTTCTGTATATGTTTCCTTTGCCAATGACTCTGATTGAGCCTTTACGTTCGGATAATTCGATGTCTTGAAGCTTTAGATTGCATAGCTCGCTCACCCGAAGCCCTGTGCCAAGCAGTATCTCAATGATGCATATATGAAGTGGATTGCGGTTTCGGTGTATCTCTGCTCGAAGCTTCCTTAGATCCTTTTCTTCCAAGCCTTTATATTGCCGAGCCTCTCGACTCTTCACTGCCTTGATATTGATCTCATCAACAGTTGATCCGCTATCATAAAGCCATTTGCATAAGGCATTGACGCTTGCGACCTTCCTATTGGCTGTCACTACTGATTTATTGGTATTGAGCAGATGCTTCTTGTATCCAATGGCATCAAGTTGAATCAGTTTATCCAGTCCACAATCCGTTCTACTGCCGAACCAATCCATAAAAACCTTGCTGTCCCGAATATAGCAGCTGATGGTATTCAGGCTCAGTTCTTTGTTTGTGAGATACACCTCAAAGCCGCCTAAATCAAGCATATAAACACACCCTTTCTCTACTAGGTGTGTCCATGTTACCTCTGTATTGCCCTGATAGCAACTGAATACATAAGACAGATTATGGATTGTAAATGGGCATATTTCGGTAACTTTTAGGCTCATATAGGGCATTTATCTCCCACATTACTGACGACATAAGATTATGCTTCAATTGTTTCTTTGCCAAAGTGATCATCCTCAATAAAACCTTCTTCTGTTTCTTCTATAACTTCCAGCTCTGGCAGAACAGCATCTTTTCCAACAATAGAATATTCTGCATCAATGACTTCTTCATTTATCATTTTAAGGAATTGCAGCTTTCTTTCTTCCTCCTGGCCCTTTGTGTCAAAGACAATCTCTTTCCTATCGCCCCACTCATCTTTCTTTCGGTTCTTTAGCCAGAAGGCTTGAGCAGTCGGGTTAGGTGGCATATACTTTTTGGTTTTCTCAATTCTCGTTCTTTTTTTGCCATTATGATCTTCTTCTAAAATTGTTTTGATTTCTTCATATTCAAAACCAAGGGCAGTTTTCAAAACAGCATTTTCTACACGATTATCTGTAACAGACTTCCCCGCCGTAACGATGTCATTTAGCTCATTATGTTCCTTCATATAAGTGTACCAACTGTCAGGACTTATGCTTAATAGCACACACATCTCTTCATTGGTTTTACCATCCATGCACCAGTCCGATAATCGTGGAAAAACATTGGTCAACCACTTCGTATTATTTCTACTTCTTGAACCCATAATACCTCACCTCCCCCAAAATAAAAAGAGCCTTATTATAGGCTCTGCATTTCATACCGTTTGGATTATCTATAACCCGTGTTATAATTTCCTTCCATATCATAGTTGGGTGATTTCATATAACCACATGCATTCCAGATAGAATTAATAATTGGACTCAATAGTTTGGGAACATCGGAGTCATTTACAGCTTCTTCAATTAAGATATCAGGAATAAGCAAAACATTTCTATCAATTGCATCATCTTCAGCAAAAAGTTCTGAATCAGACATCCTATAACCATTAACTCCAACTAATGTTAAACAAACTATGTAGGGCACTTCTATTTCTATTCTTTTTAAATAACCAATACTCTGGACAGTGGCATTGATTATATTTTGTTCAAACTTTTTACTTGGAATAGTTTTTACCGCAGATAACCACGTTAAATCGGTTTTCTCTTTTTGGGTTATTAGGTTTCGAAGGGTATCGTGAGTGGGCTTAGTAACCTTGTACACTCTTATTGAATATGATTAAGAAAAGAGGATCGATTGGTGAGCATGTTTTGTTGTATGTAAGGTATTAATTAGAAGTTTTCTCGCCGCTAATTAGAAGTTGATTCAAAAAAAGGTTATAAGCGAGGGGTGGAAATGGAAGATTCAGAAATTCGGTGGCTTAAAGAAGAAGTAGTCCAAATAAAGGAAACTGTGAAGGATGTAGCGGAAGTTGTTAATGATATGAGGGTGTTAGTTGCAGGGAACTATGTCACGAAGCACGATTTTGAAGAATTTAAACGGGTAGAGAAGTCAAGTCGTAGATGGTTGGCTGGTTATCTCATAACAGTTGTAGGGGTTTTCACGGCGCTGCTGAATATTTGGTTGAATAAATAA